CTAAATGGAAGGACTTATTAGAAAGATCGTGATCGGCCAGAACCCCAAGGACGGGATGGCTTATTACGTCGGTATGCGCGTAGGCGACGGGAGTGTATCAGCCATCGTTCTTGATGACGAGCATCTGCACAGACATAAGATGAAGAGATACCTCGTGTACATTGAAAGAGAGGACGGGCAGGTCCTGTGGAAGGCTGTGGACAGCATGCCGTGCATGGTTGAATTCGATCTCAACTTCTGATGAGAGTCTACCCACAGGGGAGTAAGATCCCAGATAAACTGCCCGAGTCCTACAGAGAGGCGCCCTCACGATCCAAGTGCAAGACCTGCGCTGCGAACGTGAAGGGTACGTGCAATGTGTGGGGCGGTGCATCCATCCAGCCAGAGTACGTATGCAACTCGTACAGGGATAAGTTTGCTGCAGCCAAGGCTAAGCAGCAGACAGACAATCCAATCAACACCAAGTCAGTTCAATTCAATCCAGATACAAATGAAAACGTTCAACTTCTTCGTGGTCGAACTCGACAAGCTAATCGAAGACCAGATCAAAACAGAGGGGGGACTCGAACTCTATATTGACACGAGGTTCGAGGGGGGTGAGTTTGCATACCGAGTAACCGAGGGTCCGATTGTAGCGGCCCCGTTTAAGTACAACACAGGTGCTGAGCCTGGGGACACACTGTACTTCCATCACCTTGTTGTGATGCAAGGAGGTCAGCCCCTCACTGGTGAGGACAATCACTACATAGCCAAGTTTGATCCAGAGGCTGTCAACTCTCAAGCTATCGCATTCAAGTCCAAGAAGACTGGGGAGATCACAACGCTAGGTGGCTGGACACTGCTTGAGGCTGTAGAGGAGAAGGAGGAGTTCCCGTCAGATCTAGTGGAGATGGTGCAACTAGCAGAAAAGCTACCCACCAAGGGCAGACTCGTGTACGGCAACGAGGACACGGAGTACATGGGACTCAGGCCAGGTGACGTGGTAGGGTTCGCTAAGAACAGAGACTATCGCATCAAGATTGACGGTAAGGAGTATTACAGAACACGCGCAGAAGATTTGCTCTATGTCGAGGAAGAAGTTCACAACGATTGATGCCGCAGAGAATCTCATGCACAGCATGGAGATCGCTATCAACAACATGATCGAGGAGATCAAGAAGCCCGTTGATCCTGACGCTGGTGGGTCCTCGCGCAAGGCAGAGCTGCAGTCCATCAAGCAGACAGCTATCGACGCCAAGGAGCTTCTCGTCGAGAGGCAGAGGCTGGAGCAGATGGTGAAGGATCTTCGTGACAACGGTGAGATCGAAGAAAAGAAAGATTACTCAGGAGGCTTTGCGGAAAGGTTTTCTAAGTAACTTTGTCTCAATCTAAATCAATTCAGTCGTGGCCAAAGTACAGGTGTCTACCTACAAGTCAAAGCGCGTTCGGCGCAAGGGCGTTCATGCTAAGACAAAGCAGTCTAAGAGCGCATCGTCAAAAAACTACAAGAAAGCTTACAGGGGTCAGGGCCGATAATCCTATGCACCTGTAGCTCAACAGGATAGAGCGGCGCACTTCTAATGCGCAGGTTCGGGGTTCGAGTCCCTGCAGGTGTACAATGTCAAACTACATATGTCTCATGGCTAAGTACAAGTGCAAGTGTTCTGACGAGATCGTGGATGCGTCAAGCGTAAAGATTAAGATGATCGACGACAAGGTCAGGCACGACATCAAGTGTGAGAAGTGCGGAGATTTCATGGACCTTCACAACCCTAAAGCGGGAGCCCCAAGCTTCCGAAGCAATCGGTATGGGCAAGTGTACTGATGAGCTCGCTCGTATCTATAAAGGGTTATGATGAGTTGGTTATCTCCATTTGTCCCAACGGTACGCAGGGTGAGGTTTATGAGATCGGTGGGCTTCTCATTGCACTTCCCGCTCAGCCGCCCGAAGACAAAATTCAAGGACATGGAAGTCCAAACCACATGCACGTGTGGAAGAGGATTCCTATGCCCGAAGAACTGTCTAGGATTCGCTCTATGGATGAGTGGGCCGAGATGCCACGTGAGTTTCGACAGAAGTTTTCTCCGTATATCGAGGAGGAGTTTCGTCGTAGGCGTGAAGGTTTTTGGTTTTACAATGATGGTGTCCCTACATATATTACGGGCCGCCACTACATGATGCTCCAGTGGACCAAGATGGACATAGGGTATCCTAACTATCTTGAGTTCCAACGTGAGATCTTTTTACACATGGCCGCCTGTGAAGCGGACCCTCGATGCATTGGCCAACTCTACACTAAGTGCCGTCGTTCTGGATACACTAATATCTGTTCTTCAATCTTGGTCGATGAGGCTACGCAGGTTAAGGAAAAACTGCTCGGCATCCAGTCGAAGACGGGTAAGGACGCGCAGGAAAACATCTTCATGAAGAAGGTGGTTCAGATGTTCAGGGGGTACCCATTCTTCTTCAAGCCTATCCAGGACGGTACCACGAACCCCCGCATGGAGCTCGCATTCCGAGAGCCATCGAAGCGGATCACAAAGAACAACAAGACATCTAACAGAGGTGACGCGCTGAACACGGTCATCAACTGGAAGAATACCACGAACAACGCTTACGACGGAGAGAAGCTACACATCATGTACCTCGACGAGGCGGGTAAGTGGGAGAAGCCTACGGACATCAGGGATGCGTGGAGAATCCAACGCACCTGTTTGATCGTTGGTAGAAAGATTGTGGGGAAGGCGATGGTAGGGAGTACGGTCAACCCCATGGATAAGGGCGGTAAGGAGTACAAGGATCTGTGGCACGACAGCGACCCAACGGAAAGAAACGCAAACGGGAGGACAAGGTCTGGTCTCTACAGACTCTTCATTCCTGCATATGAATCATTAGAAGGTTTTTTTGATGTACACGGACGACCAATCATTGAAGATCCTGATAGCCCTGTGGACGGTCTTGATGGCGATAGCATTGTTCAAGGGGCGAAAACGTTCCTGAAGAACGAGAGAGAAAGTCTCAAGAATGATCCGTCTGAGCTTAACGAGGTGACGCGACAGTTCCCGTTCAGCACCGACGAAGCCTTTCGAGACAGTATCGAGGGTAGTCTGTTCAACATCGGACAGATCTACGAACAGATTCAGTACAACGACGAACTCTTTCCTAATCCTGTAGTCAGGGGCAACTTCGTCTGGAAGGACGGCAAGCAGGACACTGAGGTTCTGTTTGACCCAGACCCTAACGGAAGGTTTAGGGTTGCATGGATGCCGCCAGCTGAGCTTCGCAATGTGAAGCGTATGGAGAATGGAAAGCTAGTACCACCGAATGCAGAGCTGGGGGTGGGGGGAGTTGACTCTTATGACCTCGATGCCACCGTCGACGGACGCGGGTCTAAGGGCGCGTTACACCTGTACAACAAGTTTCACATGGAGCACCCATCGAACATGTTTGTAGTGGAGTACGCCTCCCGTCCTCCTCTGGCCAAGATCTTCTACGAGGACGTGCTCAAGGCAGCGTTCTTCTACGGGTATTCGATACTTATCGAGAACAACAAGTACGGGATCGCTAGATACTTTGAGACAAGAGGTTACGACGGTTACCTCATGGACAGACCCGATCACCTCACGTCAGGCGGTAGCGCCAAGACTAAGACGAAGGGTATACCGTCAAACTCTCAGGACATCATCCAGTCTCACGCTCACGCTATCGAAGCTTACATCCACGAACACGTAGGTGTCAACAGGATCTCTGGAGAGTTTGGTAAAATGTATTTTAACAGAACTCTTGAGGACTGGATAGGTTACAAGATTGACAACAGAACCAAGTACGACCTTACAATCAGTTCTGGACTAGCCCTGCTTGGTGCTCAGAAAGCTAAGCCTAAGAAACCACCAGCTGATTTTTCAGACAAGGTCTTCCTTAGGAGATTCAAGGGAAGATAGGATTTCCACTATATTTGCAACTGCATGCAATTCATGACTTCGCGTAATGTACACTAACAACAAGAAGTATTCGAAGAACTTCCCTGACCCGCTAGCTTCCAGAGACACTAAGATGTCGACGGAGTACGGGATGAAGTACGCGAAGGCCATTGAGAACCAGTGGGGAAAAATCCAAGACGAGCAATCTCTTTACAGGAAGAGAGCTAAGACGTTTGAGAAGAACAGGGACTACGCTAACGGCATCCAGGACACAACGATCTACAGACAGATCCTCACGTCTCTTGACCCGAACAACGGCGATGGATCTCTTGTGAATCTGGATTACACACCAGTTCCAATCCTTCCGAAGTTCTCTCGTATCGTAGTAAACAAGATCCTATCTCGAAGCCCGTATCCAAACATCGAGGCTGTCGACCCGCTGTCAACTTCTGCAAAGAATATGCAGAAGCAGCGCATCATGAACCAGGTTCAGATGAAGGATCAACTTAAGCAGCTCAAGGACAACACGGGCGGCTTGGTTCTCGATCAAGACCCAGATCGTCTGCCTGACTCAGTCGAGGAGGCGGAGATCCTGCTTGACACAAACATCAAGACTGACGCAGAGATCGCGGGTCAGATTGCGACAGCGCTGACGCTTGAATGGAATAACTTCAACGACAGCATCTATCGCAGATGTGTGCAAGACCTCGTGTCGTGCGGCATGGCTGTGGTAAAGAGAACCAACGATCCTACGTACGGCATCAAGACTGAGTACGTAGATCCCATCAGGTTCATTCACAGCTCTACTGACGACCCCAACTTCTCTGACCTAGTGTATGCTGGTCACGTAAAGACTATCTCCATTCAGGAGCTTAAGCGCATCGCTGGAGACGAACTTAGCGAGGAACAGTACCAGAAGATCGCTCAGAAATCTAAGAGTCACAACGGAGACTACAGTAAGATGACTGAGGCGTACTACGACAGCACCCTCAAAAGAAATGTCTACGGGTACGATGAGTACATGGTGGACGTGCTTGACTTCGAGTTCATCTCTGTGGACTCTATGTTCTTCGAGGAGAAAGAGAATCAGTACGGCAACACTGGGTTCTACTACGAAGGTTTTGAGTATAAGGAGAGGACGAATAAGGGTGTGTTTGAGCGCAAGCCTCACAGAGTGGACATCGCATCTGTATACGGTGGCACGCTCGTCCTTGAGTGCGACTACCTGATTGGATACGGTCTTAAGACCAACGTCCCAAGAAACATGCACGACATCACCAGAGCTCGCATGTCATACTCAGCTGTGGCAACGAACATCAGAAACATGATGCCCAAGAGCAT